CCAGGTGTTAACATATACGCCTGCGGACAAAATATTATTGGTGCGTGGCCACAGGGTCCAGGTTACAATTACTATTACGATAATTCATTTTTTCAAAATAAAATATCAGGCACATCTATGGCAAGTCCACAGATGGCAGGCATGGCGGCTTGCCTATTGCAGGCACACCCAGACTGGACTCCAAGACAGGTGATGACATGGTTTCAAAACAACTCTACAAATACATTATTAGACACAGGACAAGATGACGATTACACAACGACTAATAGTGTGCATGGTGGCCCGGCTAGAGTGGCATACTTGCCATTAAAAGGTCAGAAACCGTTTGGAATAAACTAATAAATACAAGTAGGAGATAAAATGGCTAATAGTATTATAAACATAGGAACACTTGCAAACGATGGTACAGGTGACGATCTAAGAGAAGCATTTATAAAAGTAAACAATAACTTTTCTGAACTGTATGCTAGATCACCTGAAAGCACTACTGCGGTCAATTTAGTAGCCGATGATGCCACAACAGCAGGATTATTTGCACAGAAATCTTCAGAAGAATTACAATTTAAAAGTTTAAAAGCAGGTCCGAACATAAGTTTATCTACAAGTAACAATCAAGTTACTATCACTTCATCAGGTATTGTTAGTATATTGTTCACAACTGATGCAGGTTCAGTTGGTCCTATCAATGCTTCAGGTGTTGCTAGATTTTTAGGTACAGGTGGTACAGCAACTACAGGTTCAGGCACTGACGTTACAATAGATTCTAAATTAGAAAGAGAAACTTCACCAAAACTGACTGCAACTCTAAATCTTAACAATCACAATGTTACAAATGGTGGCACAATTACAGCAACAAACTTTGACGGTTTAGTTAGAGGTAAAAATGTTGCCGATGTAGACAGTATTGTAGGCTTTGATTTCGGTGGAATCACAGGCGGTATATCTAATATACTTGAATGGTTAGAAGCAGATAATTCTGTTAATTTAGGCACCATTGCAAGTCCTTCTAGCAAAGGCGTCGACTTAGGTTCTTTATAATAATCAATTATACTACACTACTAATCCACGATAAATATCATTATGCATTCGATATGGACAGTACAGACAGGGCATAATTTAGGAACTTTACAGGAAAAAGTAGCCACAACAATTAATTTGCCTGTGTCAGGAGCAGACACAATCACAAAAATAGCAGGTACTATACCACCTGGATTACGATTATCTGGCACAACAATTACAGGTACACCATTCCAAGTAAGTAGAAACAGCACATATGAATTTTGCTTAAGAGCAAAACACGAGACTAGAATACAGGATAGAACGTTTACGATAAACGTACAAGGGCCTGATGCTCCTACTTGGGTAACACCCGCAGGACTTTTAAAAATAGGTGAAAATAATCAATTGTTTATTTTAGATAGTGCTAGAATAGACTATCAATTATCTGCCATAGATGCTGACTTGAGTGCGAACACAACTTTAGAATATTATATTCCAGAAGGTGGTGGACAATTACCACCAGGATTATCATTGTCATCAACAGGAAAAATCTCCGGAGTTGTAGATCCCATACTTGCATTAGATATACAATCAAGCACGGGTTATTATGATTCAAACGATTATGCAAGTGCACCATTTGATTTTGGAATTAGTGGCGCTGTTGCTAATCAAAGTTTTTATTTTGATATACAAAACTATCAAGCATTATACAATTCAAACGTAACAACAAGAGTAACTAGAAAATTAAATAGATATTATTCATTCACAGTAAACGTAACAGATGGTGATTCCACAGCAAGTAGAACTTTTCAAATATTTGTTGTTGGTGATGATTTCCTAAGAGCAGACAACACAATTATACAAGTTGGTTCTGGTGTATTCACTTCTGATGGAACGTTTTTAAGAAATCCGCAATGGTTAACACCTTCGGATTTAGGATTCAAAAGAGCAAACAATTACATAACAATTTATTTAGAACTATATGATCCAAACACAATAGCAGGAACGGTAAGTTATTATTTGGAAAATAAAAACCCAGATGGAACTTTCAGCGAACTACCAGAAGGCACTTCTTTAGATTTGAAAACTGGAGAGATAGCAGGCAGAGTTCCATATCAACCACAGATAACAAAAGAATATAAATTTACTGTGACAGCCGTTAGGGCAGGAACGGGTGTAGACTTTGTTACGGTAAACATTATTCCTTACGAAGATCAACAACAAGGTTCCGATCAACTTAAAATTAACAAATTACCATTAGGACAGCAGGACGGACTTGATGATTTAAACAGCCTATTGAATGAAAAAATTAAAATTAATGATGTTGAATACACAGTCAGCGGAGTAAATGGTGATAATGCAAACTATGATGTCCTCACTTTATCGTCAAATCTTACTGCAACAGATTTAAAAGTTTACACAGGAAACGTTTATAATCCTAGCAACTACACAACTAATCCTACTTTAATTAATAGAGCAAACAATGAAATTTTTGTATTCAATAGAGTCAGCAAAGACAAATACAAAAACAGAATATTAAAACTTGGTGGTGTAGAATACAAGATTGAAGACATACAAACGATTTTGAACGAAGGTGAACCTGCATTACAAGGTATTACCAATATGACTGCAATGGAAAAACTTGTTTTAAATGTTCCTTTACAAACATCATTTGTGAATGAACAAAATATATCTATAGCGGCTTTCCAAGGAGTCACTTACACAAAAGACTTTTTACTATCTAGCACTGATACTGAACCTCAAGCAACAAAAACTTTCACTGTAAAAGTTTTAGGAGAGGTAGATAGCACAATTACTTGGACAAGTGGAACAGATTTAGGCACTATCAAAGCAAACTTAATGAGTCATCTTAGAGTAACTGCTACCAGTACGGTGCCAGATGCAAGAGTAAAATATATTTTAACAAGCGGAATACTTCCGCCAGGACTTGCTTTAACAATTAATGGAGAGATAGTTGGCAAAGTTAGATTAAATCCTGACGGAACGTTACCTGGAGTCACTGCATTTGACAGTAGAGCATTTACATTCGATGGTGGCACGACCACTGTTGATTCGAATTACACTTTCACTGTTAGAGCACAAGATAGATTTGGATTTAGTTCTGTTGAAAGAACATTTACAATTAAAACTACAATAGGTGGTTCAGAAGAATACACAAATTTATATGTGCAACCATTATTAAAAGAATCACAAAGAACATATTTCAAAGATTTCATAAGTGATTCAAATATATTTGATCCTGATAAAATTTATAGACCAACTGATAAAGACTTTGGCTTACAGAAAAATTTAAGAATGTTGTTATACGCAGGCATAGAAAAGAAATCAGTGGCAAATTATGTAGCGGCTACATCAAGTAATCACAAAAGAAGAAGATTTAACTTTGGTGAAATAAAAACAGCGGTTGCAAATTTTGAAGGCACAACAACTCCTGCATACGAAGTTGTATACGCAACAATAATTGATCCTAAAGATTCTACTGCGGGACAGACAGCAAGTAAAATAAGCATCTTACCACAAGAAAAATTAAAAGTAAACCAAACCCAATTAGAAGTAACTGATGATGTTACAAAATTAAATGTAGGAGGTTCTACTTACACAATTTTTGTAAGAGAAGGAGCCGCGGTAACAGTTGGTGCCGTTGGAAATGATTTAGAAATACTTGCTAGAACAGGAAGATTATTAATTAACGTCCCTAACGGACAATTATTTGTAGATATGGTGTCAGGACCTGATCTTTTAGTTGGAACACTTGCTGAAAGTCCAGCAGATCCATTTAGATTTAGACCTAAGAACGCTGTAATCAAAGTTGACAGTAATTTAATTAAAGCAAGTGCGTCAGATGATTATACTAGATTCATCAGCAACATCAGTAATATGCGTGACAAAGTGAAGGCATTAGGTTCCACAGAAGGTGCACTATTGCCACTATGGATGAGAACAGCACAATCAGGCACTTTGGCGGCACTAGGGTATACTCCTGCTGTTCCATTGTGTTTCTGTAAACCAGGTCAAGCAGAATCAATAAGACTAGCAATCAAAAACAGCACATTTGACATACGTCAAATAAATTTTGAAATAGATAGATACGTTGTCGAAGGTACTACAGGCAATAAAGAGGATCAGTACGTACTCTTTCCTGACTATGGATATAATATATAGGATAAATAACATTAGGACATAAAAATATGAGCACAATAGACGATACAAGCATAGACCAAACATTTCCAGTTGCTGGACAAGATAATAACAGCCAAGGTTTTAGAGATAATTTCTCTACAATCAAAAACAATTTCACGATTACAAAAACACATATAGCAGAAGTTACAACAAACTATGCTAGAAAAAATGCGGCAAACAACTTCTCAGGCAATGAAATGACTGGTATGTTGATGAAACAAAACTTCATCAAAACACATTCCATTGGAGAGATTACTTCGGCGGCTAACCTTTCAACAACTAACGGAAATTTCCAATATGCGACTGTGGGCGGTGACCTAACAATCACAATGACTGATTGGACACAAAACGATAATTCAATGGAAAAAGTTGTGATACAATTAATCCAAACAGGTGGTGCAAGAAATGTTACATTTGCAACGAACGGTGGAACAGTGAAAACAGATTTCAGTCAGCCAGTTTCAATCGACAGTGCGGCTAATCCAAAAGTGTTTGAAGCATACTCTTATGACAAAGGTCAAACGGTTTATGTACACTACGTAGGACAGTTTTCATAATGTTATGTCTTTACACCCTTTCAGTAAGGATCTAAAAGAAGTCCCAACAGCACAGATAGAAAAACAATTACAGGAACTAAGAACCAAATATCTTAAGGCACGTAATCCAGAACTACAAAAACAACTCAATTTCTTTATAATCGATCTTCAAGAAGAACTCAAAATGCGTTGGTATGAGGAGCAAAAGAAACTTGCCAAAGACAGTGGTAAGGATCTTGACAATTTGATTAATATCGAGTAATATCTACTTGACTTCTACAATTATATAAGTTACAATATGGTATGCAGATTGACACACTAGGACTGCCTAAGTATGGCACAGATGATTTA